CAACGTATTTCAGGTTCAAGAAGAACAGATAAACCTCATACGAACACGTTAATCATTGTAAACCAACCTTGGGTAGAATTACCTGATAATCCTTTTGGACAACCGAAGATTAAAGCAAAAGGTGGAGAAGCAATTTGGTTAAACTCAAGTATCGTATTCTTATTTGGTAATCAAAAAGGAGCGGGAACAACAAAAATCTCAATCACAAAAGATAAGAGAAAAGTTAAAATAGCAACAAGAACAAAAATCTCAATTATGAAAAACCACATCAATGGTTTAGGATATGAAGATGGACGTATCTTGGTTACATCACACGGTTTTATGGCAGGACGAGAGGAAGGAGAAGAAAAGAAATCTCTCGAAGAGTACAAAAAAGAGTGTGGTGATTACATCAGTAAGATGTTAGGTGTTAGTGTTACAGACATCGCGGATGTGGAAGTTGTAACAGAAGAGTCAGATCTATAAAATTTTTAAATGTCGGTTTTACTTGTTGATGGAGATAATTTACTTACAATTGGTTACTATGGTGTCAAGAACGCCTTTCATAAAGGAACACATATTGGGGGAATTTATCATTTCCTTAATACTCTTAGGAGAGCGTTTGATACGTACCATTTAGAAAAAATTGTGGTTTTTTGGGATGGACATGAAGGTTCATTAACAAGAAAAAAAATATATATTCATTACAAGGAAAACCGACGTTCAAGATTAAGAACTGAAGAAGATTTACAATCTTATTTTTATCAAAGAGATAGGGTTAAACAATATCTTGAAGAGTTATATGTTAGACAGGGGGAGTATGAGTATTGTGAGACAGATGATAACATCGCTTACTACACTCAAAACTCACCAAACGAAAAGAAAATTATTTATTCATCCGATGGGGATTTAACACAACTTGTGTCAGAAAATACACAAATTTATAATCCATCTCATCAAAAATTATACAAACAAAACGATACGATTGTTTACGACCACGAAGAAATTCTAATTGAAAATGTTAGATTGGTTAAAATGATATGTGGTGACAGTTCCGATAACATAGCAGGAATAAGAGGAATGGGAGTTAAAAGATTTTTATCTTTTTTCCCTGAACTAAGGAATCAACCAATAACGGTTGATGAGGTTAAGGACAAGTGTAACCTATTATTTGAAAAAGATAAACATAATAAATCTTTAACTAATTTACTTACAGGTGTTACAAAACATGGAGTTTTCGGAGATGAGTTTTTCGACGTAAACAACCGTATTGTTAGTTTGACAGACCCATATTTAACCGAAGAAGCTAAAGAGAACATTATACAATTGGTTAACGAACCTTTAGACCCTGAAGGTAGGTCATATAAAAATACAATGAAAATGATGATGGAAGACGGATTATTTAATATCCTACCAAAATCAGAAGATGCGTGGATAAACTTTTTAAACCCATATATGCGTTTAACGAGAATTGAAAAGAATTATAAAACCAAAAATAAAAAAATAATAAAAATTAAAAACTATGAGTAATCAACAGGACATCACAAAATTTGAGTTCTTATTGACTTTAGAGGGCAACATTATTTGCCAAAGATTCTTTAATGTAAAAGATTATGTAGAACAAGCTACACGTTCTATGGATTTACATTATTACGTAAAAAATATTTGTGAAGATATTTCTTACGATTTAAAAATAAAAAGTTCCAACTATCTATGTGAAAATCAAAACTATATCCTCAATTTTGAGAATGTGGAAGAATTAAATGAAGGGCAAAAAGAGCATTTTTTATTGGAAATCAAGCTAGGTGACGATGTATTTATTCAGAGGATATTTCCGGCGTACCTTTACCATCCAAAGGTTAGATACACTGTAGATATTCGTCCAAGATTGAAGAGAATTTTGTCAGATTTGACAGATATTTTGTCTTCTGAAGAATTGGAAACAAGTTATTTAGGGTACGAATTATAATTTTAAATTTATATATACAACTATTATGGAAGAAAGGAATTTTGGGTATTTGGGGTTTTCGTTTCAACAATCCCTTATCAAGGCTATTATCGAAGATAAGAAATACGGTGAAACAATTATTGATGTGTTAGAAAGTAAGTTTTTTGATAATAATTCGTTTAGATTTATTATGGAAAATACAAGAGAGTTGTACAAAAATTACAATAAAATTCCTGATTACAATACTTTAGCACAGAAAATCATGGCTGAAGGTGGTAATAAAGATTCCTCTAAAATTCACGTAGATACATTAGAAGCAATTAAAAATAATGAGTCTCAAATTGAATATGTAAAAGATACCGCACTTAACTTCTGTAAACAACAAAACTTGAAAAGAGAGTTAAAAAATGTACAAAGTATTATTGAAAGTGGTGAGTTTGAGGCATATAATAAGATTGAAGAAATTATCCAAAAAGCATTACAAGTTGGTTTATCAAATGATGAGGCAACGGATGTGTTTCATGATATTGATGGAGCGTTAGAAAAGGACTTTAGACACCCTTTACCGACAGGTATTGTAGGAATTGACAACTTACTTAAAGGTGGGTTAGGAATCGGAGAATTGGGGGTTGTATTAGCACCTACCGGTACTGGTAAGACTACCTTACTTACTAAGTTCGCTAATACCGCGTATAACTTAGGTTATAATGTGGTACAAATATTTTTTGAAGATAATCCAGGAAATATTAAAAGAAAACATTATACGATTTGGACGGACATTGCTCCTGACCAACAACCTGAGTTTAAAGATGAGGTTAAAACAAAAGTTGAAGAGGCGCAAGCTAAATCAAAAGGTAGTTTGAAGTTATTAAAATTGGCTAGTGATAATGTTACTGTTTCAGAAATTAAAAATAAAATCAGAAAGATGAATTCTGAAATAGGTAAAAAAGTTGATTTATTGGTATTAGATTATGTTGATTGTATTTCATCAGATAAATCGACAAATGGTGAAGAATGGAAAGGTGAAGGTTCAGTTATGAGAAGTTTGGAATCAATGACAGGTGAATTTGAAATGGCAATATGGACAGCAACACAAGGTAACCGTGAATCAATTTCATCTGAAGTTGTAACAGGAGACCAAATGGGAGGTTCAATTAAGAAAGCACAAATTGCTCACGTTATATTATCTATTGGTAAAACATTAGAACAAAAAGAACATAATTTGGCAACACTTACGTTATTAAAATCACGTATTGGTAAAGATGGTGTTGTTTTCCAAAACTGTAAATTTAATAATGAATATCTTGTAATTGATACAGAATCACAAAATACATTATTAGGCCATGAAGAACAAGAAGTACAAAAAAGAGCAAACAGAGCAGCTGAAGTTTTCAGAAAGAATCAAGAGAAAAAACAAATAATAAACACATAAATTAAAAAGGAAATTAAATAATGCAGAAAGGTAAAAAATTTCTGAGTGACTTAAAATTGCATTCAGATTATTTCAAATGGAAAGAAGAAGAACAAAGGTATGAAACATGGGAAGATGCATGTGAGAACATAATTGACGGACACAGAAAAAAATATGTAGATTATACTGAGGCAATTGAACCATATTTACAAAGTGCTGTTGAAAGTATGAAAGATCAAGCTGTATTGGCTTCACAAAGAAACTTACAATACAGACATGAACAAATTATGAAACATAATACGAGAATGTTTAACTGTACATCAGGACACATTGCCCGTAATAGAGTATTCCAAGAGATTTTTTATTTGGCCTTATCTGGTTGTGGATTTGGAGGTGGTTTATTAATCCCTTTCGTTAACAACTTAAGTAAATTACAAAAAAGAACTTTAGGTACTAAAACTTTTTATATTGAAGATAGTATCGAAGGATGGGCAGATTCATTAGGTGTATTATTATCGTCTTATTTTGTTGATGACCAACCATTCCCTGAATATGCTGGATATGAAATTAAATTTGATTATTCATTTATTAGAGAAAAAGGTGCGTTCATCAGTGGTGGATTTAAAGCTCCAGGTCCTGAAGGTTTAAAACAATCTTTAGAAAAAATTGAATCTTTAGTTGAAAAATGGATTACAAATGAAGGTGAAAAAATTAGACCAATTTTAGCATTTGATATTATTTGTCATTCGGCAGATGCGGTATTATCAGGTGGTGTTAGACGTTCGGCTTTAAATATGATAGTTGACCCTAACGACACAGAGATGATTCACGCTAAGACGGGTAATTGGAGAATGGAAAATCCACAAAGAGGTCGTAGTAACAACTCCGTATTATTGTTAAGGTGTGAAGTTGTTAAAGAACAGTTCAATTATTTAGTACAATTAAATGACGGAGCAAATGATATTGGATTCGTATTTGCTAATAGTTGGTTTGATATGTTTAACCCATGTTTTGAAATTTTAAAAATCCCTGTATTAGATACAATTGATTTTGGTAAAATAAAATATGATGAAGTTGAACAATATGTTAAAGACAATAAATCCAAGTTTGGTATCCAAGGTTGTAACTTAACTGAAATTAATGCTGAAAAGGCAACAACAAAAGAAAAGTTTTTAAAGGCTTGTAAAGACGCATCTTTCTTAGGAACATTACAGGCTGGTTATACTGACTTCCCTTATTTAGGTGAAACAAGTAAGGCAATCTTTGAAAGAGAAGCTTTATTAGGTGTTAGTATTACAGGTTGGATGAATAACCCTAAATTATTTAATGCTGAATTATTAGAAGAAGGAGCACAAGCTGTAAAAGATGCTAATAAAGAATTAGCCGCGGTGATTGGAATTAACCAAGCGGCAAGAACTACTTGTGTTAAACCTTCAGGTAATGCTTCAGTTGTTTTAGGAACTGCTTCAGGTATTCACCCTGAACATTCTGAAAAGTATTTCCGTATCATGCAGTTGAATAAAGAAAGTAATACAGCAAAATGGTTAGAAGAAAACATGTCATTCTTATTAGAAGAAAGTGTATGGTCTTCAACTAAATCAGATTACGTTGTATTCGTTCCTGTTGAAAATCCAAAAGTCGGATTATTCAAAAAAGATATGAAAGGAATTAAACACCTTGAATTAATTAAATTGGTTCAACAACATTGGGTAAATGCGGGAACTAATCCTGAGTTATGTGCTTACATGCCCGTTAACCATAATACATCTTGTACCGTTATCATTGATGATAAAGACGCAATTGTTGATTATATTTGGGAACAAAGAGACTTCTTCACTGCGGTTAGTTTTATGTCAGATTACGGAGATAAAGATTTTAACCAAGCTCCATTTACATCGGTATTAAATCTTAATGAATTAGTTGAAACTTATGGTAAAGGTTCTGTGTTAGCTTCAGGTTTAATTATTGACGGTTTACATTACTTTAATCAAAACTTATGGTTAGCTTGTGATACTTTAATGGATAGAACTATACCATTAACAGGTACAAGAGAACAAGTAATATTAAAAGAATATTGGTTATCAAGAGCGAAGAAGTTTGCTAAAAACTACTTTAAAGGAGATATGAAGAAAATGGTTTATTGTCTGAAAGACGTTCACTTATTCTATAAGTGGGAAACTATTACTCGCCAATTCAAAGAAGTTGATTTTGGTACCATTTTAAATAAACCACAATACAAGAACATTTCCGATTATGCGGCACAAGCTTGTAGTGGGACACAATGTGATGTAACGAGTATCTAATGGTAGAAGGAGTAGATTATTTTATAGATGAGGAGTCAGGGCTTATGGTCCTGACTTCTTTGTTTTTACAAAAACGAGGGTACTGTTGTTCCAATGGTTGTTCAAATTGTCCCTATGACCCACCACATATTATAAAAGGGAATTCAAAAATAAAAGAGGATACATAACCATTTTCGTATTGTTTATATTTATACAATATGGCAGCAACATACGGAATAGATTTTCCATTTAGAGACAGTTTAGAGGGTAAATTTCTTAAAATGACTGGTAGCCCCGAAGTTGAGATTAGAGCAAACCTAATTCATCTTTTATTAACTAAAAGAGGTAGTAGATATTTTTTACCTGATTTTGGCACTAGACTTTATCAATATATTTTTGACCAAAATGACATGGTTACCTTTAATTTAATTGAAGACGAAATCAGAGAATCTGTAAAAAAATATATTCCAAATTTACAAATTAATAGTATTGACGTTATGTCTGCTGAAGACGACCCCGAAGAAATTAGAACCTTTCAACAAAACGAAGACGAAAGACTTTTTAGGGTTAGTGATTCTACAAGTAAACCATATACTGCCGTAGTAAAAATAAGTTATACTGTTGATAATGGAGCATTTTCATCATCAGATTTTATAATATTAAACATTTAAGATGAGTAAACAAATATCATACGCAACAAGAGATTTTGCTAGTTTAAGACAGGAGTTAGTTAATTTAACTTCACAATATTATCCTGATTTGGTTAAAAATACCAATGACGCTTCTATATTTTCAGTAATGTTAGATTTAAACGCTGCGGTTGCGGATAACTTACATTTTCATATTGATAGAGTTTGGCAAGAAACTATGTTGGACTTTGCCCAACAAAGGCAATCACTATTTCATATAGCTAAAACATATGGTATTAAAATACCGGGTAATAGACCTTCAGTTGCGTTAGCTGATTTTTCAATTAACGTACCAGTTAGGGGTGATAAGGAAGATGAAAGATACTTGGGAATTTTAAGATTAGGGGCTCAAGTTTCAGGAGGAGGACAAAGTTTTGAAACTATTAGTGACATTGATTTTTCAAATCCATTCAATGATAGAGGTGAACCGAATAGACTTAAAATACCAAATTTTGACACTAACAATACGTTAATATCATATACAATTACTAAAAGAGAACCGATAGTAAACGGAGTAACAAGAGTTTATAAAAGAGTTATTAGTGAATTAGACCAAAAACCTTTTCTTAAATTATATTTACCTGAACAAAATGTTTTAGGTGTTGTATCGGCAATACATAAAGATGGTACAAGTTTCAATAGTAACCCAACATCATCTGAATTTGCTTCAACCACAAATAAGTGGTATGAAGTTGATTCTTTAATACAAAATAAAGTATTTGTTCCTGACCCAACAGCGGTTTCTGATAAAGATAATTTTAGGGCTGGAAATTATATTACAGTTAATAATAAATTTTATAGTGAAATTACTCCTGAAGGGTATTATGGAGTTACATTTGGTTCGGGTACTGTAGACCCATTAGATAATTTAGATAACTACATGACAGGTGATTTAAAAGTTAATTTAGCTACTTATTTGAATAATATGTCATTAGGAGCGGTTCCAAAAGCGGGAACCACCTTGTTTATCAAATATAGAATTGGAGGTGGTAAAAATTCAAATCTTGGGGTTGGAGTGATAACAAGTGTTGATAGTATTGAATTTAATGTAAATGGACCTAATAGTGTTTATAATTCACAAGTTTCAGATTCATTAAGAGTTAGTAACGTAACACCGGCAGTTGGTGGAGCGGACCAACCTACAATTGAAGAAATTAGAAACATGGTTTCTTACAATTTTGCGGCACAAAATAGAGCGGTTACTTTAAATGATTATAAATCTTTAGTTGAAAATATGCCATCTACATATGGTGCTCC